ATCATTTGGTACGATGATGCCTGGACTAAAAATCGTATATCTGGTAATCCTGGGTACAAGATTGATATGAATGAATATTCCGTTGAAAATTCCAGACAATTAGAAACTTCAGATGAATTTTTTTACGAAATAAAAGAGGGCTAAATGACATATAAGGTATTTGATCCAACTAATAAAAAAGATCATATGAAATCACGATTATTTTTTGATGATCCCCCGACAGTGGCAAGATTTGATCGTCAAAAATATCCGTTTTTGGAAAAGCTTACAAGAAGTTCTATGGGTTTCTTTTGGGTCCCAGAAGAAGTTGACTTGACTCGTGATAGTAAAGACTTTCGTGATCTATCAACACATGAACAACATATTTTTACTAGCAATCTAAAGCGACAAATCCTTCTTGATTCAGTTCAAGGGCGAGCACCATCTGCAGCATTTGGTCCTATTTGTTCATTGCCTGAATTAGAGAATTGGATTGTTGCTTGGACATTTAGTGAATCCGTTCATTCACGCTCCTATACACATATCATTCGTAATGTCTATAGTGATCCGTCAAAGGTACTTGATGGTATCCTTGATATGCAAGAAATTGTAAATTGTGCTAAGGATATTAGTTTATATTATGATAATCTGATTGATCTAAATCAACGCGCAACTAGTGGTAGTCATGTACATTTAATTCCAAATTCTTATAAACATAAGAAAGCACTTTGGATGGCGCTGATGTCAGTCAACATTCTTGAAGGTATCCGTTTCTATGTAAGCTTTGCTTGTTCGTGGGCATTTGCTGAATTGAAGAAGATGGAAGGTAATGCCAAGATTATTAAGTTGATTGCTCGTGATGAAAACCTACATCTTGCAAGTACTCAACAACTATTAAAAATTCTACCTCAAGATGATCCTGATTTTGCAACCATTCGAACCGAGACCAAAGATGAATGTGTAGCAATGTTCAAGTCTGCTGCCGAACAAGAAATAAAGTGGGCTGAATATCTATTCAAGGATGGATCAATGATCGGCTTGAATAAAGAACTATTGGAAGACTATGTGGAATGGATCACTAATAGACGTTTACAAGCCGTTGGATTGCCATTGATATATAAGACAGGTTCCAATCCACTTCCATGGACACAAAAATGGATTAGTGGTGGAGAAGTTCAAGTAGCACCGCAAGAAACACAGATCACATCTTACATTGTCGGTGGTGTAAAGAAAGATGTATCAACCGAAAGTATGAAAGGGCTATCGCTATGAGTTGGGGAAGAGGATCTGAACTTTTCAGTGATGTTGCAGAAATTATTGCAGAAAATGTAGTAGATGATAATGTTCGTAAGCTCATTTATATGGGGCTTATTGAAGCATTCCAGAATTATGATTGTGATACATTAGATGAATGCATGGATATCGATCCAGTGCTTGATACTTTACTTGAAGCATTAGTTGAATCTGATGAAGAAGACGAAGATGATGAGTGGCCTGATGGCGGAAGAGAGAATTTCTAATAGGTACTACAAAATCATTTGGTGAATCCAAAGTCTATAAAGGTAAAAACAAAATGACAAAAAAATTAAAACAAATAATAATAACAGCAATTAATGAAAGTAAAAAAAATACTGCTGGTTCAGGAATTGCTCCAAGCCCTGTTCATTTTCGTATGGGATACGATTCAATTGATAAACGTAAGTCAAAACATTTAAAATCGTCATTGAAAGAAGAAACTTCTCCGGTAAAAACTGAAGATTGGCTTGGTAAAAACGAAAATGCAGGACGTAGTGTTCATAAAATAACGAAGGAATTGTTAGACGATGCGGACCCAATATCAAAAGAACACGCAGAAACATTGAGATATTATAGTGGTCCTGATTCTGCTGTGATAAATAAAAAACTTATAGACGATCATTATGGCAAGAAACCAGACTCCAGTGGCTCTCGCTCTCTTCCTAAAGAATATATAGAAAAGACCGTAAAACATTTAGATAAAATAACTAGTCATAATATTCGTCGACAATTGCATGTCTATTCAGGATTAGGATTTGATCCAAGCAAACATGTAGATTCGCAAGGACATCTTCATATGCCGGCATTTACATCAGTGACTCATGATAAGAATGTTGCTCATGAGTTTGCTGAGACACATCATAAAGAAGGTCGCACACAAGCTAAACATATTCTTCATATTCATCTTAAATCTTATGATCGAGCAACTCATATATCAGGTCACGCATTTGTGCCAGATGAACATGAATCAATTCTTCCTCGTAATACAATATTGAAAGTTCACCCGGTACCAACTATGCTTTCTGATGGAACACATGTTTGGCACGCGCAGGTGCACCGCCAAGACTAAACTAATAAATATGAGGGAATATGGAGTTCCCTCATGTGGATTTATAATGAAAAAGAAATTGATGAATCTTTACTTGAAGGATTCATCGGATTTGTATATAAAATAACAAATCTAAAAACCAATAGAATCTATATTGGTAAAAAACTTTTAAAGTTTAGTAAAACAAAAAAAGTAAAAGGCAAGAAGAAAAAGTTCTTGGTTGAGTCAGATTGGAAACAATACTGGGGATCAAATAAAGTTCTAAGTCAAGATGTTTTGGATTTAGGTGAAGAGAATTTTACTAGAGAGATTCTTAGATTATGCAAAATGCGCGGAGAAATGTCTTACTTTGAAGCAAAAATGCAATTTGATCTGTGCGTATTAGAATCTGATAAGTATTATAATGAATGGATTATGGTTAAAATTCATAAGTCGCATTTAAAGAAAGTGTTGACAATTCCTAATACAAATGATATAATACAATCATAGGAGATTATTATGACATTTGATATTGAAGAGGTTCGACAATATATTATCAATTCTTCACACGAATCTAAAATTTATATTGGTGGTGATTCTGAACGCATCAAACTACCTAATGGTAAATGGGTAGCAGATTACGCGACAGTGGTTGTCATTCACATTGATGGCAAACATGGAGCAAAAATTTTCGGTGAAGTAACTCGTGAACCAGATTTTGATCATAGAATTGCTCGTCCATCACTTCGTTTGATGAATGAAGTTTATAAAGTTGCCGAGCTTTATTTTAAATTGGCTGAATGCATCGGTAATCGTATGACTGAAATTCATTTGGATCTTAATCCTGATGAACGACATGGATCTTCTTGTGTCGTAACTCAAGCAGTTGGTTATATTCTTGGTACCTGCAATATTAAAGCACATGTTAAACCTAATGCATTTGCTGCTTCAATTGCGGCGGATAGATTTAAAGCTTTATCAGCTGCATAAATAAATAAAATACTAAGGAGACAAACTCGTGTTAAAGACCATAATGATTGGTCTTTTGAGTTTGGGCATAATTCTAGTAGTCAAAGCTGACTCATCATATAATAATATGTCAACAAACAATTCTCATATAGAGGAAATTAGTAACAGCCAACAAGCTGTATTTGAAATACTGTCACCCGTTGACAGTGAAGTTATTGCCCAAATTCAAGAGAACCTAGACACTTTTACCAGAAGTGTAAGACAACCACGACGACCAAGATATATAATAGCATCATGGTATCGTCATGGAAGAATAACCGCAAATGGTGAAAGTTTCGATCCTAATGGATTGACTGTAGCGCACAAAAAACTACCATTTAATACTATGATCCGATTCACAAATCCAGAGAATGGTTTATCGATCATTGCAAGAGTCAATGATCGTGGACCATATATAAGAGGTAGGGATTTTGATCTTAGTTTTAGATCAGCACAGCTTCTAGGATTCGTTGAAAAAGGAGTTGTGAGACTTGATATGGAAATTATTACTAGATAAATTGAGGAGAAATATTAATATGCAAAAACCAACAAAAACTAAGTCTAAGACTACGGCGCCCGAAGAACCTGTTGAATTTGATTACGAAATAGCAGGTTCCGATGAAATTTATAATCAAATTATGAATACAGAACAATCTTTTATCACACCTATAAATCCAAGTGTTAGGGAAATGCCAGCAATGGCAACCGAAACATATTATAATAATCCGGAGTTAATCATGGCAGACAAAGCACAACTATTGTATCTAATCGAAGGTCGAGTCCGTATGGATCAAATGGGTTCATCTGAACCTGTTTTCTCGGACCAAAAAAGACTTGTATGGGCTTATTCTTTTGAAGAAGCAGTTGGTAAGTTTACCAATTATTTTGCTGGTATTTCAACCACCTCTCAACGCTATACTGTTGTTGGTGCTGGTGGTTCTGAATCGATCTCGTAATGATTGAAATCTATAGTAAGAATGATTGCATTTATTGCAACATGGCAAAAGATCTTCTTGCTCTTTGTAATATCGTATATATGGAACATAGACTTGGTATTGATTTTACAGTAAATACAATTAGAACTAAGTTTCCAGACGTCAAATCTTTTCCAATAATTTTGGTTGACGGAATGAATATTGGAGGTTATAATCAACTTAGAGAGCATCTAGAATCTAATCAAGATCATCGCAAATTTTTATTAGGATAAGGAACATATATAATGAGTGGTTTGTATCAACGTGACATTGTTCTTAAGGATCTTCGTCAACAGGTAGTGGAAGTACATTTTGTAAAGACTAATGGTGAACAGCGTGTTATGCGATGCACTTTACAAAAGCACCTGCTTCCTGAAATGTATCAAAATAGTTATGAAGAACAACAAGAAGAACACGAATTTCATCAAAAGAATCCTAATGTAATTGCAGCGTGGGATGTTCAAGAAAATGGTTGGCGTTCATTTAGAATTGATAGCGTATTTTACACCCAAACCGTAAATACCGCAGTTTAGACTAAAGGATATATAATAATGAGTGAAGAAAAGTTCTGGGGTTATCACGCTATTCTTGATGCCGCCGGCTGTGATCTTGATAAGATGACAAGTTATGAAAATGTTTATAACTTTGCAAAGCAACTTGTCAAGGATATTGATATGGTTGCCTATGGTGAACCACAAATTGTTAACTTTGGTTCCGGTAATAAAGCAGGATATACTTTGGTTCAGTTGATTGAGACCAGTAATATCTGTGCACATTTTGCAAATGAAAATCAAGAAATGTATCTTGATGTATTCAGCTGTAAGCCTTTTGATGAACGAATTGTTGAAGATTTGGTTGTTGAATATTTTGGCGCCAAGTCTCTTCGTCGTGCATTCATTAAACGTCAGGCAGTTCTTGATGTAACCAATACATGATAGTTGGGTTTACTTGTGGAGCATTTGATTTGCTCCACCCAGGCCATCTATATTTGTTAAAGATGGCCTCGGAACATTGTGATAAACTTATTGTTGGATTGCATACGGATCCTTCAATTGATAGGCCAGAAAAGAATAAGCCTGTCCAGACTACATTGGAAAGATATATACAATTAACATCTCTTCCACATGTTAAACAGGTCATACCTTATGACACAGAGAATGATCTAGAAAACTTATTTTCCGTTTGGAAATTGGATAAGAGATTCATCGGTTCAGATTATATGGATACTGATATTACCGGTGAAGATGTGTGTTATCAAAGAAATATTGAAATCGTTTTTATTCCTAGACTTCACTCCTGGAGTTCGTCTGGATTAAGACATCGAGTACGTGAGGATATATAATGGTTAGAAATTTTAAAGAAGCTTATTTTAAAGAAAAAATTGATAATATAATCAATAGAAATTATAACACCAATGATACTTTGCTTGAAAGAATGACAAGACTTTCGCCTAAAGATGGTTTGATTCTTGAATTTGGTGTTTTTTCTGGGTCAACAATTAATAGAATTTCTACAGTTACTAATAAAACTGTGTATGGATTTGACTCTTTTGAAGGTCTACCTGAAGATTGGGTTAGTGGAATGAATAAAGGTTATTTTAAGTGTGATCTTCCAGAGGTTAATTCTAATGTTGAATTAGTAGTTGGTTGGTTTAATGAAACACTTGAAGGATTTTTGCAAAATCATGACGAAAAAATAGCTTTTTGTCATGTTGATTGTGATTTATATTCTTCAACAAAATATATTCTTGATACACTAAATAATAGATTTCAACCTGGTACGAATCTTCTTTTCGATGAATTAGCTAATTATAGTGGTTATGAAAATCATGAATATAAAGCTTTTATAGAATTTTTATCTGAGGAAAATAATGAATATGATATTGAATTTCTAGGTAGAAGAGGTGTTGAAAGCTTTGGTTTTAAACTAGTATGATGAAACCTATAGCTATTGTAACTGGATCATATGGATATATCGGTTCAGTTTTAACTAAAGTACTATACGAGTCCGGTTATTTTGTGGTTGGTATTGATTATAATCCACATGCACAAGAATGTTGGACTCATAATAAAACCAGAACAAAGTATTGTGATGATTTTCTTTGTGATGATTTTGCTTCTGAAAAAGCGTTACATATTCTAAAAGAATATCCAAATGCTACTGTATTTCATTTGGCGGCCGATAGTCTATTAGGTCCAAGCGCTTATGATCCTTTGAGTTATTATGAAAATAATACTGCAAAGACATTAAAGCTAATACAAAATCTTAAGCCTACACATAAGCTAATCTTTGCCAGTACTGCAGCTGTATATGCTGAGACCGATAAAGTTGTCACTGAAAATAGTGAAATTGATCCTCCAAATAACTATGGTCGCTCAAAGCTTTGGTGCGAACAAATTATTGATTCTTGTTATGAAATATTAAAGCTAAGAGCAGTATCATTTAGATTCTTTAATGTAATTGGTGCTTATGGCGATATAGGTCAATTACCTAATACCCCACATATTATTAATAAACTTTGTGATAAAGCTATTCGTAAAGATAGTCCGTTCATAATTACAGGTGATGATTATGATACACGCGATGGTACTTGTGTTCGAGATTATTTGCATGTAGTTGATGTATGTAAGGCACTTATTCATGCAGATAAGTTTTTAGATAATAAAGATTCATGTTCATTGAAGTTTAATTTAGGAACAAAACATGGTACAACTGTTAAAGAAATAGTTGATCTATTTGTTGGTTTGTGCGCGCATATTGAACACAGAGTTGGCGAAAGACGTAAAGGTGATCCAGCTTATCTTGTAGCTAATCCAGATAAATTTATAAAAACAACTGGATTTAAATATCAATATAAAAGTAATGATTTGGATATTATGATCAAACAACATTGGAGTTATAGAAATAATGTCAGGCTTTGAGGAAAACGAAATCTCAGTAAAGTCAAATGGTGGCACTGAACAAACTAAGAGAATGGTAGCATCTTATTTGCCAGAAGGATTGGCAGATGATTTTCAAATTATTTGTTCGCGTGTAAGAAAGATTGAAGAAGATAAGATTAGAGTATACTGGTTACATGATCTTCCGAACGATCCAGAGACTAATCATCTAAAAGATGTATCGAGTCGTAATCGTTTTCATAAAATGGTCTTTTGTGGTCACTGGCAATATAATCAATATCTAAATCTATTAGGTGTTCCACCAAATGATAAGTGTGTAGTTATTGATACACCTATTGTGCCAATTGAATATAAAGTCAAGTCGACCGATCAAGTCCGATTGATTTATAGTAGCACACCTCAAAGAGGTTTGGCTCTTCTTGTACCTGTATTTGTTGAACTTGCAAAGACAAGAAAGAATATTCATCTTGATGTGTTCTCGAGTTTCTCAATCTATGGTTGGGATCAAGCAGATGATCAGTTCAAGGAGCTATTTGAAATCTGTAAGACACATCCACAAATCACTTATCATGGCCATGCTTCAAACGAGGCAGTAAGAGAAGCCCAACAACAAGCACACATCTTTGCTTATCCTTCTATTTGGCAAGAATGTAATAGTCGGGCATTGATTGAAGCAATGAGTGCTGGTGCTCTTTGTTTGCACCCTAATCTTGCTGGTCTTTCCGATACATCCGGTAATTTAACATCAATGTATCAATATGAAGAAGATCATAATGTACATGCTAATAAGTTTTATCACCTATTGAGTCAAGCAATTGACTTGGTACATATGGATGAAACACAAAATTATTTACGGTTTATTAAGCAATATGCCGACAACAGATTCAATATTGTCAAGATTGCAAATCAGTGGGAAAATCTTCTTGTTTCATTGAAGGAACAATATCCAACTGTTCAATCACGTTACTTGGCAAAGAAAACGTTTCAGTATAGCACAACATGATTGTTAGTACAACACCTTTACGGATTAGTTTCTTCGGAGGCGGATCTGATATTCCACAATATTATAATCAATGCGTTACTAAAAATCCTGGAATGGTTATTTCAACAACCATTGATAAAAATATACAAATTGCTTTGAACAAATGTCAAACCAATCATATCAGAGCTGTATATTCCGAAATGGAAGTTGTTGATAACGCAGAAAAACTTAAACATAATCGCATCAAAGAAGCTTTAAAATATTTCAATATTAAAAATAATATTGAGATTTGTAGCTTTTCCGATGTACCTACAAAAGGTACCGGTCTTGGTTCTTCTTCTACTTTCACTGTAGGATTATTAAAAGCATTATATGTTCATAAAGGTTTACTTCATAACAAAAGAGATCTTGCAGAAACCGCTTGTGAGATTGAAATTGATATTTGTGGTGAACCAATTGGCAAACAAGATCAATACGCTGCAGCATATGGCGGATTCAATGTTATTCGTTTTGATTCATCCGGAGTTGAAGTTACTCCATTGAATATTAGCGCAAGTGTTCTTCGCAAGTTGAATGATAACTTTATGTGTTATTCTACAGGCATAAGTAGAAATACTTCAGATATACTTTCTGATCAGATCAATAATATCACAAATGATGTTGACGCGTTTAATAATACTACCAAGTTAGTATATCTCGCTAAACAAGCACTCGATTATCTAAATAAAAATAAAATTGATGATTTTGGAGCTTTATTGGATGAAGCTTGGCAAATCAAAAAGAAGTTATCAAATAAAATTTCTAATTCTGATATCGATTTCATGTACCAACGAGGAATAAGTGCTGGTGCACTTGGTGGTAAATTACTTGGTGCTGGTGGCGGTGGTTATATGTTATTCTACGTACCAGAATCTAGTCGCGGATCAGTATCTCTTGCTATGCGAGAATATAAAAGATTTCATATTAATTTTACAGATGAAGGAAGTGTTGCATGTCGAGTATAGTAGGTTCATTTCGTAGTTATGCAAGAAATCTGCATATTGCAATCAATACAGTATCGGATGAAGATATAAAGAATGCTTATAATACGCTCACGTTGAGTTTAGGGAGTCCAGTATACATATTTGGTAATGGTGGTTCTGCTGCTATTGCCGATCATTTCTGTTGTGATTACAATAAAGGCATATATTATGATACAGGACTCAAGGCCAAAGCAATTAGTCTTTCTTCTAATGGACCGTTGAATAGTGCAATATCGAATGACTTTAGTTATTCACATGTATTTGCAAGACAATTAGAATTTTTTGATGATGGTTCATTTGCTACAGCTATTGCAATATCTTCGAGTGGTAATTCACTAAATATTACCGAAGGACTTAAAGAAGCCAAGAAAAAAAATATGACTACGATGGCTTTTGTTGGATTTGATGGCGGCCAAGTAGTACGAAATAAATTGGCTGATTGTATTGTGCACGTAAAATCTAATAATTATGGTGTAGTTGAAGATGCTCATATGGCCATTCTTCATAGTCTTATCCAAATGGTTCGAATCGACTATGCATTGGATCCAGAATCATTAAAACTATAAATAAAAAAATGGTTGACAAACTTTTTAAATAGGTATATAATATATTATGAACGCAAATAACATTGTTCTGTTTCCACAAAGAGACAACCCTCGAAATATCATGCCTCAAACTATTGAGGAAGTAATCGAGAATATGGATGATGTTAGACAAGTTCATATACAAGAATCACTTGAAAATATGATGCCAATGTTGTTTGATAGATTATCATTGGCAGGATTCAATCTTGATGATGAAGATCCTAATATTACTAAACATGGTGCATTAGTAGTTGAAGCGGTAAGATCATTTCTATGTAAAGTATATGGAATGGAACATCCGCTTCAGATTATTGCTAATAATCTATTTGAGACTGATGACGAAGGCAATCTAAGTATAGCTGAAAACATAAGAATAACTATATCTAATGATAATGAAACCGAAACAGAGGATTAATTAAGTGATTATTCTTGACCTGAGTCAAGTTATGCTAAGTAATATTATGGTTCAACTTGGTAATCATACCAATGTTCAAGTTGAAGAAAATATGGTTCGCCATATGGTTTTGAACTCAATTCGTATGTATAAGACCAAATTTGGTTCAGAGTATGGTGAATTTGTTATTGCTTGTGATAACAAGAACTATTGGCGCAAGCAACTTTTCCCCTACTATAAAGCAAACCGCAAGAAGTCTCAAGCAGCATCCGAACTTGATTGGAAGGCTATTTTTGAATGCCTGAATAAGATTCGTAGTGAACTTAAAGAACATTTCCCGTATCGAATTATTGATGTTGAAAGTGCAGAAGCTGATGATATTATTGGCACTCTTTGTATTGAGTTTGGCAATACGAATGAAAAGATCCTAATTCTATCTGGTGATAAAGACTTCCAGCAACTGCAGCGTTATATCAATATTCGACAGTATAATCCAGTGTTGAAGAAGTTCATTACATGTAATGATCCAGATAAGTTTCTTGCGGAACATATTTTAAAGGGTGATGCTGGCGATGGAATTCCTAACATTCTTTCTGACGACAATTGCTTTGTATTGGGCAGCCGCCAGAAGCCGATGACACAAAAGAAGATGGATGATCTAATTAATCTTGGTCTTGATGAAAAACTAGATCATCCAAACTTTCGTAATTACATGCGGAATAAGCAACTTATTGACTTGACTCAAGTGCCTGAAGGTATTAAACTTCAAATCCTTGAGAGTTATGATGAACAAGCAAACAAGAAAAGTTCTAATTTGCTTAACTACTTTATTGCAAATCGTCTTAAAAATCTAACCGAATCTATACAGGACTTTACGTAAATGAAACTTGGGATTGCAGAAATACTTTCAAAGGCATCAGCTATTACTGATGATACCGCAAGGATTGGTTATCTTCGTCAAAATCAAAGTACCACTCTACACATGATTCTTCGTGGTGCATTTGACCCTACAATTAAATGGGCATTGCCTGAAGGGATTCCTCCTTACAAACCGAATGTTTTAGTCGATCAACATCACCGACTATTCACTGAAACTCGAAAGTTATATTTGTTTGTTGAGGGTGGTAGTCCAAATCTTAAGCAACTGCGCAGAGAAACATTGTATGTTGAATTGCTTGAGACAGTCGATCCGGAAGATGCCAAGTTGCTTCTTGCTATTAAAGATAAAACATTGCCTTATCCAGGTGTAACACTCGACATTGTCAATCAAGCATTCCCAGGTCTAATTCCTTCATGAGCAAGTCTAAGCCTAAGAACTACAATACTCGTCGTGATGATTATGATGATTATGATGATTATAGGGCGGTCAAGAAGGATCGCAAGGAAAAAAAGTTGAAGAACCTGTTTCGATCAAAAAATGTCCATCGTATTGTGGATGCATATGAAGACGAGGAGTATGAATGATGGATAATAACGATGAAATTGAAAAGCTTATTGAATCTGGTGTAGCAACGATTTACGGTGGACTTTATAAGTATCGTCAGGCAGCTGAATATCGAAAAGAATATGAAGCAATGAGTACATTGATCATTATGTTACAAGAAGACCGCAAACATCTTTTGAATAAGTACAAGGATAAGATCAATGCCGTCTTATAACTTCAAAAACATAAATACCGGTGAGGAATGGACTACTATTATGTCCAATACTGAAAGGGAGGAGTTCCTCGAGCAAAATAAACACATTCAACAACAGTTGAATAGTGCTCCTGCTTTAGGTTATTCCATTGTCACCAAGAAACCTGATGCCGGCTTTAGAGATCGTTTAAAAGAGATAAAAAAAGCGCATTCTAAAGGCTTTACAAGGAGTACTGTCAACACTTTCTAATAAGAGAGATGCATGCCAGCAAAGATAACTCGTAAGCAACGTCGTGCGGCCAGACAAAATAATGAAGATATAGTCGAGGTTGAACAAAAAGAAAAGTTCAACCTTAAACTTAAACAAATAAATCCTCTTACAGACAATCAACGAAATGCTTTTGCTGCTTATGAAGATGGTCAACATCTTTTATTAGCAGGTACTGCCGGAACAGGTAAATCATTTTTAGGCATATATCTTGCCTTGAATGATATTATTCATAATGAGACTGAACAAAAATTGGTGATAGTTCGCTCAGTAGTTCCAACAAGAGATGTTGGATTTCTACCTGGTTCCGCTAAAGATAAAGCAGCTGTATATGAAGCTCCATATGCGGCTATATTTTCTGAATTATTTAGTCGTGGCGATGCTTATGAGTATTGTGCTAAAAAAGCTATAGTAACATTTATGACATCATCATTCATTCGTGGCATTACAATCAATAATGCTATTATAGTAATAGATGAGATGCAGAATATGACTCCGGGTGAACTACATTCTATCTTTACTCGTGTTGGTAAGAACTGTCGTGTTGTATTTGCTGGTGATTTAAAGCAAAATGATCTTACCACAAAGAAATATGAGCAGTCAGGCTTTAAAGATTTCTTTGTTATCTTAAATAATATGAAATCATTTACAACTATTGAATTTACATCTCAAGATATTGTCAGATCTGGGTTAGTAAAAGAGTACATTCTTACTCGTGAGCGTCTTGAAGATAAAGGTATTGTTGATCCTCTGTAAAGATGATTGACAATACCAACGATCCGTTATATAATAGTCTTGACAT